CAGCAGATATATTTCGATGAGACGAGGTTAACAAGATGTCTATAGAAAATTTAAGAAGTAAATTATCAAGTAAACAGAGTTGGATAGACACAAAGTATAAGTGTTATGAGCAGAAAAGAATAAGCATTGACCCTTCTCCGGTTATACCAGGAGCAGAAAAGGTGTTATACAAGTCCACACTTGGATGGTGCTCACAGGCCGTTGATGATTTAGCTAATAGATTAATAGTTGATTCATTTGAGAATGACAATTATGGAATGTGGGATATCTTCCAGCTGAATAATAAAGACATTTTGTTTGATTCGGCTTTTAGATCTTCTTTGATAAGTGCTTGTTCGTTTGTATATGTCCGGGAAGCTGACGGGGAAATTATCCTGCAGCTGATTGACGGAAGAAATGCAACAGGAAATATTGACCCTTCGACATTCCTGCTTAAGGAAGGTTATGCAATACTTGATGCAGATGAGCACGGCATCCCGACACTTGAAGCATATTTCACACCAGACGAAACTATATACTTTGATAAAGTTCATAAGTCAGAACTGCACGTTGGAAATCCTACTGGATATCCTTTACTCGTTCCGATTATCTTCCGCCCTGATGCAGATAGGAGACCGTTCGGACAGTCTCGCATTAGTAAGGCAATGATTGATATACAGGATAAGGCATCACATACAATCACTTGTATGGAAGTTGCTCGTGAGTTTGGAGCATTCCCGCAAAAGTATGTTGTGGGACTGTCGCAAGATGCAGAGTTTGACTCTGTTAAGAATGCATATAAGCAGATACTTGCAATTGATAAAGATGCGGATGGAGACAAGCCGACTGTTGGACAGTTCAGCCAGATTTCATTATCAAGTTATCTTGCACAGTTGCAGGAATACAGAGCAGAATTTGAAAGATGCTCCGGACTTGATAGCAGAGAACATCTTGAAATTATTGCCAATGGAGCGCAGAGAACATTCGGTTCTGGTCTTCTTAATATAGGCCTTGTTGCTTCAAGCTTGAGAGATGGTAGAAATTATAAGCGGTCATTAATACACGAAACAAAAGTAATTTGGAAACCTGTTTTCTCTATGGATACACAGTCAATCAGTACGTTTGGAGATGGTATCATAAAAATCAATCAGGCTGTGCCGGATGCAATAAGTGCAAAGACAATCCAGTTATTAACAGGTCTTCCTATAGAGGTTTGATATGGCAGATATTACTCCGGAACTTCTTGAAGCAATCAGAAATGATTACTCCAGAAGGGTTGGAACAAGTGCTACTGTTCGGGCACTCTCAAAAAAAATCAAAAATGAAACTGCTACATACAGTGATGCAATGAGATATGCAAAAGAGATAGGGAATATTCGAGCAAAAGTATTGAAGAATAACCTCAGCTCTTCAATGCTTCCTGATGGTCGAATGTATTACAACATTGCAAATGAAGTCGTTAATGATTCGCTTAAAACGGATTATAAAACTATTCAACCTATATGCACTGTAGCCCAGAAAAACAAAAATAAAAAAATGGGGCTTGGTGTAAAAGCAAAAGATGAAGAAATAGATCAGGATAATATTGATGGAATAATAAATATGATATGTTCTGATGAAAACTATGATAATCACTCTTTGTTGTTTGAGATGGCTTGCGCTACATTCGCAAAGCACGTTGTTGACCGCAATCTTCAATGCAATGCACAGCTTCATAAATCAATGGGTTTGAAGGTTAAAATAGTGCGGATTGCAGATGCCAATTGCTGTCATTGGTGTACTGATATGAGTGGTTCATACAATATTGGTTCAGCTCCGGATGACGTCTGGGGAAGACATAACGATTGCAATTGTAGCATAGATTATGAATCAAAATAATTATTAAGGCATTTATCCAAATTGGGTAAGTGCTTTTTTAATAGATTGGAGTAGGCATGAGTATACGATACGGAAGCCAACTCCCAACAAAATCTGTTGTACTTCCTTACACAGAAACATACGGACCCAAAGCAACTGAGTTGTATAACGAGTCCGGAAACACTGCCCAAGAATGGCAGGAAATACAATTGAATAATATTTTAGCAACCAATGAAGATGGGCTGTGGGTTCATTCGAAGTATGGCTATGCAGTACCCAGACGAAACGGTAAGGGCGAAATCCTTATTATGCGTGAGCTGTACGGCATCCACATAGGAGAACGTATCCTGCACACTGCACATCTTGCATCCACATCATCAGCTGCAGCATATCGTCTGGCTAAATGCCTTGATAATATGGGCTACGAAGAGGTTATAAGAGCCAAAAAGACGGACGTTTATGACAAGCACTACGTATTTCATAAGCAGTTCGGACTTGAGCGCATAACTTTACTGGGCGAGGGTGGCGGAGAGGTGAGATTCCGTACCAGGACATCAAGAGGAGGACTTGGAGAAGGTTTTGACCTGTTAATCATTGATGAGGCGCAGGAATATCAAGATGATCAGGAAAGTTCTCTTAAGTACGTTGTCTCGGATAGCTCAAATCCTCAAACCATATTCACAGGAACTCCACCAACTGCAGTGTCAGCCGGAACGAAATTTGTTAAGTATCGAAAAGATATAAATGCTGGAGAACTTGAAGATGCTGGGTGGGCTGAATGGTCTGTTGAAGCTCAAACGGATCCAAAAGACATTGAATCCTGGTACAGGTGCAACCCTTCGTTAGGAGTTGTTCTTACTGAAAGAAAAATCAAGGCTGAAATCGGTGAGGATGTAGTTGACTTTAACATACAGCGTCTGGGCCTTTGGTATGAGAACTCATTGCAGTCGGCAATATCTGAGAATGAATGGAATGCAGTCAAAGTTGATAATCCTGACTTAAAGAACAATCGTTTGTTTGTTGGTATCAAGTTTGCAAAAGATAGTTCTTCTGTTTCAATGGCTATTGCTGTTAAGACAAAAGACGGAAAGGTATTTGTTGAATTGATTGACAACCGGGCAATGCGAGAAGGTATTGGGTGGGTGCTTGATTGGTTAGAACAGGCGCAGTCAGTTGTTAAGGTTGCTATTGATGGAGCAAGTGGACAAACAATGCTTACTGAAGCAATGAAGTATGCAAAGTTAAGGAAACCGGTTCTTCCATCAGTAAGGGAAATAATACATGCAAATGCTCTATGGGAACAGGCAATATGTAATGAAACATTAAGTCACAGCGGACAAAGCGCACTGGCAGATGTTGTTACGCATTGTAAGAAAAGAAGTATAGGCTCAAATGGTGGCTTCGGATATGAAGCACTAACAGATGAACTTGACATCTCAATGATGGATGCGTGCATGTTAGCACATTGGATGTGTGCTGAAGATAAGGAAGTAGTGCAGAAAGTAAGATAAGCCGACGAGACCAACTCGGTAAAACTGGGAGAGAGGCAAACAAAATGGAAAATGAAACAAAAGTTGTTGAGGAATCAACGAAAACATTCACACAGGATGATGTCAATGACATTGTAGGCAAAAGGCTTGAGAAAGAAGCAAAGAAATGGCAGGAAAAATATTCTAATTATTATTCAGAAGATGACCTTGCAACTAAAACTGAAGAATTAACAAAAAAAATCACTGAGCTTGGCAATTCGCTCGAAGAAGCCCAGAAAAAAGAGCAATCAAATACTGAAATCCTCGCAGATAAAGAGAAATTGATTTCAGACCTTCAGGATCAGATTAAGCAGCACGAGACGGACTCGGTAAAAACCCGGCATGAGCTTGAACAGATTCAAATAGGGCTTGCAAATGGTCTTCCGTTAGAGCTTTGCAATAGATTACAGGGCACAACTGCAGAAGAAATGACAGCAGATGCAGTTAAGATGGCCCAATATTTAGGTAAACCGGCTTCAATGCCTGCCAGAAATCCGGAAGCTGTTGAAAGTGATGGAGTAGCGGCAGCATTTAAAGCTCTTAATCCAAATTTAAAATTTTAACATGATGGAGGTAAAAAATCATGGCATTACAGGAAAGATATTCAAATATCGTACTCGCAAAACTTCGTAGCGTATCAATCTTCGCTGATATCGTTGGCCGTCAGTTTGAAGGAGATCCCAAAGCAGGAGCTGTTAAGGTTCCTTACCGTTCAGAAGCAACAGTTTCAGCTTACAACCCTGCATCAGGTCTTGCTGGAACAGACACAGCAACAGCATTCAAGACAATTACAATTGACCAGGATTATGCAGTTAATGAAATCATTGACGGCTATGAAGCAGCAGCAGTTCCTGATGGAATGGTAGCAGAGAGACTTGATTCTGCAGGTTACGGTCTCGGAAAGAAAGCTGATGACATCATCATTGCAGCTATCAACCATCAGACATCAGGTGCTTACGACTGCAAGACAGAAACTTCTTCTTCTTCAACAAAGATTGCAGACCTTATCGCAGATATGGTTGCAGAAGCAGTTGCAGCAGGCGTTGACGTTAACAAGGTTTTTGCAGTTGTTAAACCCGCTTCTTACGCTGCACTTCTTAAGGAGACACTCTTTGTTCAGTGTACAGCTCTTGAAGATATCCAGAACGGCATGATCGGTAGACTTGCAGGAACACCTGTTTATATGTCTAATAACAGCAACTTTACAGACAAGGTTCTTGTTGCAAATAGCGATTTCGTACACTTTGTATGTGATTTCAAGGTTGCTCCTACTGTTAAGGATGGCGCAAACCAGTATATCGGTTCTGCACAGGTTGTTGCTCGTATGGTATGCGGTGCAGCAGTTACTGAGCCTTCAACAGTTATCTACAAGGCTTAATAATCAAAAACATTGAGGGACTGGTCAAAAAGGCTGGTCCCTTTTTGTGTAGGAGGACACCATGAGCGACTACGCATCAACAAATGATTTAATTGCACGTTGGCGACCTCTGACAGCTGATGAAATATCTCTTGCGGCAATACTGCTGACAGATGCTTCCAATGCCTTGAGAATTTATGCGATAGACAGAGGAATGGATCTTGACGAAATGGTGACAACTCATCCCGGAGATGATGCGTCCATTATTGCCCAGAAGACTGCAAGAGCTGGACTTGTTAAGGCTGTTACGTGTGATGTAGTTAAGAGGGAGATGTGCTCAAATACTGATGACCCTGCAATGAGTCAGTTAACTCAAAGCGCATTAGGCTATTCAGTATCAGGGACATTTTTGACTCCCGGTGGTGGTTTGTTTATTAAGAATGCAGAACTTAAACTTATAGGCCTATTAAGGCAAAAGGTTAAGGCGGTGAGTATGTATGAATAATCTTATACACGGCATTGACGTAATATTATATACAACCACCCAAACCTCAACGGATCCATTCGGTCAGCCGGTATATACTGAAACCGCCGTCACAGTTCATAACGTGCTGGTCGGTGAGCCTGCTGCCGACGATGTTATAAGTGAAATGCAGATGTCCGGAAAGCGTATACAGTTTACACTTGGGATTCCCAAGGGTGACGGACACGACTGGAAAGACAAGAAGGTTTCATTCTTTGGCAGGACGTTTAAAACGTTTGGAGATGTCACAGAAGGCATTGAAGATATGGTTCCGCTTGAATGGAACAAGAAAATTAAGGTTGAATCTTATGAGTAAGGTCAAAATAGAACTTAATGATAAGGGCATAAAAGAACTTTTGCAGTCAAATGAAGTTCTTAATGAATTAAGAAACATAGCACAGCAGCAGGGCGAAGTGGAAACCGAGTTCATAGGTTTTGACCGTGCTCATGTGATCGTGAAGGAGACATGATGATAGAAACAACTCTATTGAGCTATTTAAAACAAGAATTAGAGACAAATCACGTCTATATGGAAATGCCCTCGCCTATTCCAAAAGAGTTCGTAACACTGGAAATAAAAGACCGAAAAAAAACCGACCATATTGAAGCAATCACAATTGAGTTAATGAGTTATGCTGATTCGATGTACAAGGCAGCTCTTTTGGATGAAAAGGTCCGAGATTCAATGGATTGTGCAGCCACACTTGACGAGGTTATGTCGAGCAAATGCGGAGGCGGTAATAATTCAACTGATACGACAAATAAGAAATATAGATATAGAAGTTATTACAACTTGTATTTGTAATGGAGGTAAAAATAAATGGCAACAGCAGCAAATGTTACAAACGCTAAAGCCTCATTGACTGGCCCTATTTACTGGGCACCTTTAGGAACTACACTTCCTACAAGTGTTGATACGCAGCTAAATGCAGCATTCAAGGCACTCGGTTTTGTGTCAGAGGACGGCGTTGATAATGATAATTCACCTGAGAGCGATAATGTTAAGACTTGGGGCGGTTTTACTGTCCTTAATATGCAGACAGACAGACCTGATACATTCAAGTTTAAAATGCTTGAATCTCTTAACACTGATTTGCTCAAAGTAATCTATGGAACAGATAATGTTACTGTTGATTCTTCAACAGAAGAGGTTACTGTTAAGGCTACAGCAGACGATATGGCTCATGGTGCATGGGTTATTGATTCAATCCTTCAGGACGGCAAGAAAGAAAGAATTGTTATTCCTGATGCATCTGTATCAGAACTTGGAACCATTACCAGAAAAGACTCTGAGCCTATCAGCTATGAGATCACAATCACAGCAGTTCCTGATGCAACAGGTGTATATCACTATCAGTACATCAAATAATTGATGTTTTATTTAAAAGGAGAATCGCAATGATAACAGGGAAGACGAAAAGTGGATTTAAGTTTAAAGTCCGGGAAAAAATCGGTGAAGATGCTCGTGTAGCTTGGTATGTAGCACTTACTACAGACGAAGACGACACAACCAAAATGCGTGGTATGAGAAAATTACTTCAACTTATTAGTGGAAGTGATGACGAATATGAGAGATTACTTGAGCACGTTGCATCAAAGAATGAGGGTTTGTGTCCGCAGGATATAGTCAGTGCTGAAATTGCAGAGATTATATCAGCTTCCAATGCATCAAAAAACTGATATTCCTCATTCGTGCGATCGAGACGGATGAGGATGCCTTGTTGTGCGATTTAGCCGAATATTATCACATTTATAATGTCGAGGGCTTGCCGGTGTCATACTTGGCGGCCCTCGTTTCTGGTTTATGTGATGATAGCAGAATTAAACGGAAAATGTCCGGAATGAAAATTCCGATAAATACATTCCTTCTGGCTTCAATGGCTGATAGCTTGGCTTTTATTGCCTGGTCAAAGACCAGAGATGCAGAAAAGAATAGAAACAGGCCAAAATCAATACTTAATGTTTTGTTAGGCAAAGAAGAAAAACCTGACGCAAAAGATAAGAAAGTATTTGATTCATTTGAAGCTTTTATGGAGGAATGGAACGAGGTATAAAAAATGGCTGATACTATTGCATCCGCTTATGTCCAGATTGTGCCGTCAGCAGATGGAATATCTGGCAGTTTAAGCGGTTTATTAGATGGAGAAGCAACCAGCGCAGGAACATCCGCTGGATCTAAATTAAGCGGTGCATTGGGTGGAGCTTTAAAAGGTGGAATTGGTGCGGTTGCCGCATTAGGTACTGCCGCTGTTGGTGCAGGTGTTGCGATTACAAAAGCAACCTCTGATGTTGCATCATATGGTGACTCAATTGACAAAATGTCACAGAAAATGGGTGTTAGTTCGTCATTCTATCAAGAATGGGATGCGGTTCTTCAGCACTCTGGGACATCAATGGACTCAATGGGTGCAACCTTTAAGAAATTAGCAACAAGTGTGCAGAGCGGAACAGATGCACAGGTTGCCGCTTATGCACAATTAGGACTCTCAATGACAGACTTGCAGGGAATGTCGACAGAACAGGTTTTCACATCTGTTGTGACCGCATTGCAAGGTATGGAGGAGGGAACTGAAAGAACAGCATTGGCAACAACCCTCTTGGGTAAGGGTGCAATGGAAATGGGTGCATTGTTTAATACATCCGCAGAGGACACTCAAGCCATGATTGATACTGTCAACGAGCTTGGCGGTGTTATGTCAGATGATGCTGTTAAGAATGCGGCGGCATTCCAAGACCAATTGCAGGATATGCAGACCGCTTTTGGTGGTGTTAAAAATTCAATAATAAGTGAACTTTTACCATCATTTACAGATGTGATGGGCGGTGTCACAGGTCTTGTAACCGGGGCAGAGGGTGCTGATGAGCAACTTGCAACAGGTTTGCAGGGCATAGTCCAGAAAATCACAACCGCTTTGCCTAATATCATCACATCAATTAGCACGATAGCACAAGCAATTTTGCCATTGGCTCCAGAGATATTGCAGACTCTGGCAGATGGTCTGCTTGTAGCATTACCAGAGCTTATGCCTGTGTTGACGGATGTGGTTTTAAATATTGCCACAATGCTGATTGAGATGGCTCCACAGCTTATCACAACAGGACTTGAGTTGTTGGTTCAGTTAGCACTTGGAATTGCACAGGCACTCCCGGAGCTGATACCTACAATCACAGATGTCATGTTGCAGATTGTAGAAACGTTGATTGACAATATAGATTTGCTTGTAGATTGTGCCCTGCAGCTTATGATGGCTCTTGCAATTGGCATAGTCAATGCTATTCCTATCTTAATAGAAAAAGCACCTGTAATTATAAGTAAATTGGTAGATGCGATAAAACGCAACCTGCCAAAGATATTGGATGCAGGAAAAGCCATACTCTTGAAATTAAAAGAGGGCATTATGCTCATCATTGACCGAATGAAAGAGGCAGGAGAGGCAATGATAAATAAAATCAAAGCCGCAATCAATGCCAAAATAGCCGAGATAAAAGACATAGGCAAGAACATTGTTGAGGGCTTGTGGAATGGTATCAATGACAAGGTTCAATGGTTGAAAGACAAGATTTCTGGCTTTGTTGGAGATGTCACATCTTGGTTGAAAAAATTCTTTGGAATTGCATCACCCTCAAAAGTTATGGCTAATGAGGTTGGTAAGTGGCTCCCTCTGGGACTCGCACAGGGTATTGAGGACAATCTTGGAGCTGTCACGAATGCTGTTGATAATATGGCAAATGAGGCTCTTATAGATGGCAAAGACCTGTACGGAGCAACCGCCTTGAATATGAACCACACCCTCTCTGGAGGAGTTCCAAGTGATACATCCCTTTATGGTTTACTTGCGACTTATCTTCCAATGATAGCCGAGGGCGGAAATGTGACAATCAAACTTGACGGAGATGCAGACAGATTGTTCACAGTAATGAGAGAGCAAAACTACAAGTTCAAAAAACTAACAGGCTCAAGTGCATTTGCATAAGAGGTATTTAAAATGGTTTTTATTGTAAACAATAGAGACTTTGGAAAGCATTGTCTGTCTGGAGGCTATGAGGTCAACAAGGTTGATTCGTATGTCTCTTGGACAGATGGCAATGCCAAAGAACACAGAAAAAAGACAGCATCAAAAGTACAGGGAAAGATTGAAATGTTTTTCCGTACTTTAGATGAATATAATGTATTTCTTAATGCCCTGAACGCATCAGAACGTGATGACATGACACATATAATCACATTGAGTGTGAATAATACAAATGAGACAGCTGTCATAGAGGCTTATGTGAAAGCATCAATGAAACGTGCGAGAGGCGGAGATTGGGCAGACTACTTTGAAGAGTTCACACTTGAGATAGAGGAGGCATAATATGATTGATGTCCCTGTAAGAGTGCGAGATGCGTTGAAAAGTGGTGCATATCTTAATAATTATAGAGTTGTTGTTTTGAAAGATAATGGTGATGAGGATTTCACTATTGACAATGACAATCTTGTAACCGAAAGTGTGAAGATTGACGAGAGAATGTGTTCGACAGACACCTTGAAATTTGGACTTTGCGAGGGCACTAATGTTGAATTTCAGTTTTTCGGTTATCCCAATATTACCAATAGAAAAATAAAATTATATATTGATGTCAATTATAGAGATACTGACAAGGTTATGCAGACATACTCAATCCCTTTAGGTTGGTACCAGATAAAGGAATGCTCAAGACAAGCTGAAACAGGAATTATCAAAGCATCCGGGTATAACAAGTTATTAAGTGATTATTTAGACAAAGACGTAACCGCACAAATTAAAAGTATTATAACGGCGGGCGAAAGTGGCGTTTCTGGTAGTATTTCAATAGCCAAAGCTTTGTCAATTCTATTAGAGAATTATTCGATAGAAACGTTTACAACGGGAAGTATAGAAGCGTCTTGGGGTTATTTCCCATATTCGGCACCCTCTAATAACATAGCATTATTAAATGAAAACGGGACGTTTACCGGCAAATATTTATGTGTTATTAGTCCGCGTTGCTATCCTTTGCCAGAAATAACCGACAACGAATACTATAGAATAACTACTAAAGGTCAAGGAATACTCAACTATTATAAGAATAATCTGTTTTCAAATTATTTAGATTATTATATAGCAGTTGCAGACGGCATAGACGAAGGTGGAGTGCATTATACATGTAAAAAGGTCGGCAAAGTTTTAGAAGATGGTGTCAAGCTTGTAACTTATCAAGGAGTTGACCTTAATTCAGAACTTGTAACGGTTTTTGGGTCGGAAGTTGTATTAAAGAGTAAGAGCGCAAGTATTTTATATCAAGACAAGCGAAGCGACGTTAATACTATTTCTTCTCCTAATTATACGCATTTATACGACGGAACCATAGACCCGAACGAAGGAAAGCTCCCCATATTGGTGGGGTTTTCTTCCTGGATAAAGGAAACTACGAGCGCAGCTTATGTGCCGACGTTTGCAGAAACTGACGCGGCGAGGCAAGCTTTTTCAGAGTTGCCTTTTAGTGCCTTATTTGCGTTTGAACACGTTGACTATTCTGCAATGGAAAAGTTCAGGCTTACATCATCCAATGTCTCAAGCATAACCAATGGGTTAACATTGAGGGCATTGCAAAGTGCTACGTTTGAACTATCTGCACAGTACGGAAAGCTTGACCGGGTTTCTGATCTATTCTCTGGAGTCACATTGAATGGTGGCAGATTGCTCCCAAGTGACACATTGTATCCTGCAAATGACCTCTATCCAATGAGTGTGAGTGAACGAGCTGACAAGGCAATGTATTCAAAGCTTTGGGCGGATGAGGGAAATATCCACAAGTTCCGCAACCTCATTGTGACATACAAGAACAGTTCAACAAACCAAGATGCCACAATCACAAAGGTTGTCAATGCGGATGGTACAGATGATTATGAGATGTCAGACAATTGGCTTTTGAAAAATCTTACTTGGACACAAGCACAGGTTAACACTTATGCGAACGCAATGGTGACCGCAATGCAAAATGTCACTTGGTTTCCATTTCAGATGTGGTGTGCAGGTCTGCCATATATTGAGGCAGGGGATGAGATTGAGATTTCGTGTGGTGGCACTACATACACAACCTATGTGTTGACCAGAAACTTGAGCGGCATTCAAGATTTACAAGATGTTTATGTGAATGGCACTCTTAATATCTTTTAGGAGGTTCGAATGAATAAATTATATGAAAGGATAGACTTTGAGAACGGCACAACTCCCGCGTTGAATGATACAAATCTCAATGCTATGTCAAAGGCAATAGATGACATTGATGACAGAGTGATTGAGGTCTCCGGGAGTGTGACAGAGGTCATCCCAGAAATACAAGAGTTGCTTGAGGATGCTCAAGGACTAAAAGACGATTGTGAGACCTATGCGACCAATGCGAGTACAAGTGAGTCAAATGCAAGAACGTATGCACAACAGGCGGCGGCAGGTTCTGGTGGCAATGCGTTAGAATACGCAAGTAATATTTTAAAACTAAAGCGCGACAATACCGTTTTATCGGAAGTTACAATCGCCGGAGGCGGCGGAGGCGGTGGCGTTTCCGACTACACACAACTAACGAATAAACCGAGCATTAACAATGTGACGTTGACGGGAAATAAAACCGCGGAAGATTTAGGATTAGCAGACGCGGCGAACGTGTACGGGTCCGACGCATACAACGCAAGTACAACCTACGCAATAGGAAGTTGTTGCATATATGAAAATGCATTGTACAAGGCTATTCAAGATAATGTTGTTGGGGTTGTTCCTACAAACTCAAGTTATTGGGAAAAGGTAAGCCTTGAAAGTTTGGAAAAAGGAAAATGTGGACAGTTTGAACTAATATCTGTTAAGTACACGAATGCATCAGCAGTTACAATTGCAACCAATAAAACTGCCGAAATACAACTTGCACCTGCAAGTGAAGTAGGTGACATTTTTATGGGAATTGGTGGATTTTATGTAGGCAATTCAAGCGCCCTTCCATATTCAATTTGGTCAACAACAATAGCAATAAAAAATACATCATCTTCATCAATTACAATTAATGCGAACACTATCAATATTCAAGGAAGATGGCTCAAATGGCTATAAAGAAAGAGAGGTATAAAAAATGGAACATTATTTTGTAGACTACAAATTACACAATTCAGAAAATGACGGTTGGGCATTTAAGACAGAAGCACATTCTGCTAACTATGACGATATGCTCAAGAAATTCTATGCTATCTGCAATCAGTACATCAACACTAATCCCTT